CTCCGTGACGCCGGGGGCAAATACGGCTGGATATCCGAATGGGTGGCCTGGGATGAGCGTTACGGGGCGTTTACGCGGGAGGCATTCCTGTTGTGCCAGGCGAACGGTGATGGAGGAAGCTCTGATGCAGCGTGAGACCGCGAAAGACATTGGAGGCGACGCGCCGGTCGGCTTCATGATCCGGTCCGCCGCAACGGCAGCAGCCGACCTCGACAACCTCCGGCATGCCTTGGTCGACTGGATCACCTCGATGCCTTCGGACGAACTCCGCGCCAAACTCGTCGAAGACGGCTGCGACCCGGATGTCGACGCCGAACAGTGCAGGTGGCTCTTCCAGCAGGCGGCCGCCAACGCGAGGATCCCATGATGTGGTGCGCCGCATGCCAGGGCACCGGCACGGTCGACTGCCACTGCGGCGGTGACCTGTGCGTCTGCGACAACTACGGCGAGATGGATTTCTGGAAGTGCGGAGGCGTCTGCGACATCGACGAAGACGCCATCGATGATGATCCGCCGTCCACGACTTCACCGGCGGCTTCCTGAGGTTCGGCGGGCCGCTAGGGTTACGATGGACGTCTACCGATCTCGGAGATCCGCCATGTCAGACACCGCCACTCTCAAAGCATCCTCGGCGCCGACTACGTTCCTTGCAGACCGCGCTCTGGAGTTGCGGGCTGCCGACCCGGAGCTTCAGCTGATGCGGCCTATCCATGCTTGGGATCGCGCGTGGGAGGAATACCTCGATCAGGAAGTCGCCAAGGCGGACATCCCCGCCGTCGAGCCGTTCGTGACGCTGACCACCGCGGACCTCTACGGGTTTTCCGGCGGTGCCTATATCCGGTCCGAGACGGTTCCGGCGTCTCCCGAAGCAATTGCCCGGATGACGGCCGCAGCGGTTTGGAAGGTTCGGCTGAAGATCGCCGAGGAGGCCCTCGCAGATATCGAGCGTACCGAGGATGTCGATCTCTATGAGGACAAAGGCAGTGCGCTGGCGATGCGCGCTTACTCACGGGTGACCCACATGCGCCGCTGGGGTGATCCGGCGACATGGGACGACGACGACTGCGATCTGTAGGCGCCGACCCCGAACAAGGAGATTACCCATGGACAACGATGACGAATACATGAAAGACCCCCGCGCAAAGACGGTCGAGGGTTTCGTTGCTGGCTTAGGCATCCTCGCCAAATACATGGAGAAAGGAATGCAGGAGTCCTACTTCTGCGGCGGTGAGCACGATGCGATCCACATCTACGTGGAACTGGAAGACTTGCCCGAGGATAGCGAAGACGGCCTTGCCCTCGTCCGGCTCGGGTTCCACGCCAGCGATGCGGATAACTGGGCCTACTTCACCTGAGAACCCACCGGCGGCCCTCAGGCATAGGCGCCGACCAGCCGGAGCGCTACAGACCCCCGCCAACACAGAAGGATCCCGCGCACATGGCCGACCCGCCCATCCTGCCTGCCGCCCGGAAGCGTCGCCCGAAGGGTACGGTCACCTTCGTGGTGAAGCCGCCGTCTCCGGAGGTGCTGGCGGAGATCGCGGCGAAATGGGCTGGCATCCGCGATAGGATCTACGGGCCGGACGCCGCTCCGGGTGCGCTGCCACTGAAGCGGGATCTGCCTCCGAGCAAATACAACAACCCGGCGTTCTGGGGCATCAAGCCGAAGGGGTGACGGCCACGAAATAAATGTGTGGCTTGTCCACGTTTACTCTTGCGGATTTCGGATTGGTTTCAGACCTCTTGTATATGGGAGGCGAGGAGTTTCCCGGCAGACTTCGAAGACGACGGGATACTTCACAATGGCGAACCTAACATCCGGCGAAATCCGCTACCTGGCGAACAAGGGCATCGTCATCACGACCCCGGAAAGCTTTCCCGAAGCTCACTTCAAGGTATCCGGCGAGGAATACAGCTTCGACGCCACCGGCATGGTCCCCAGCCAGATCCTGTCCGTCTACAACATCATGGGCAAGGTTGCTCTCAACGTCGCCATAAAGATGGGCAGCCGTTTCTCCCAGGCCGCCTGACCTCACCAGCCATCCTCCAATCAGGGCCGCTCCAGCGATGGGCGGCCCATAAGGATTCAAGGGAGGCGAGAAGTTTCCCGGCACCGAACTCGAGGAACGCCACCATGACACTCACCGAAGCCCGCCGCATTGCAGACTCCACGACTATCGGATCTCGCCTCGAGTTGGTGCATTGCGCCAACATTATTCGAAATGACGGCAAGCCCGGAAAGGACGATCAGCGTTTCAGGCAGGTCAGGGCGAAGATCGCCTTCATCGACGCGAGGAATGGGGTGTCAGAGGCGGAGATACAGAAGGGGTTTGCAAAGACCCTGCGCGAGAACTCCTTCGCCGAGGTCTGCGAGAAGCATCCCGGCATGAGCTACGTGGAATACCTGGGTCTTTTCGAACCGAACGAAATGCCCGCCGCCTGACATCCGTCAGTCATCCTCCAATCAGGGCCGCCCGGGAGAAATCCTCGGGCGGCTTTTCTTTCTCGAGGCGCGCGATTTCTGTAGATTCCGGAAATGTTCGGACTACCTCCTGTCCAGGAGGACAACCACATGCACAATTACCAGACCGATCCCGCTCAGCTTCATTTCGATGCCGTCTGGCGCTACGAGGCAATCCAGAGACCAGTTGGGCGGCCAAGCTTTCGGAAAGACGGCCCCTTATTCCGCGGCGTCCTGGTCTACGACAAACGGGTCGTCTGGTCGTCGCCGACGCTGGCTTCTATGGCGCGCTTGGCGATCCGGAACGCGAAGAGAGCGTGTTGATTAAGGACATCCGCTGCAAGGGCCGCCGGTAAGAACCGAGCGGCCCTTTCCATGTCCGGGCACCCGCAATTCGGCGGGAATATCACCGTTCGGTGGTAAGCATCCGTCGACTACTTGCCAACATTAAATAAATCCCTGCTTTGTCCACGTTTAGGCTTGTTGGTTGGAAAGCCGAAAACTACCTGAGTGGTATGCCGCTGGAATATGCGGGTTCCACACGAACGAGGAAGCTTCCAATGGTAATGAACACGATACGTCTCCCGGTCATCGGGTCTACCAGCCACTCCATCGGCGGCATCATGAGCCGCATTAATGGTCACGTGGTAGTGGCTGATGACGTGGTGAAACTACTTGCGCCTCTGACCTTGGCGGGCCGCATTGACCAGAGGGTCATCGAATCCATCGGCGTAGTCTCGAACTACGACGAGACAATCGAGGTCTTTGAGACAAAGACGAACTCAGGCCGCACTGTGGTGCGCGCGGTTTGGGCTGAGTCGGATTGGACAGAGGCTTTCATCGCAGTGCATGTGAGGGGACTTGACGGGACGTGTCAGACCTTCAGCGATCGCGAAGACGCCGACCGGTACTGTGCGGCTATCGTCGAACTCTGCGGTGGCGATGCCCGCCTTCAACTCGCCGCCTGATCCTCGCTGCCATCCTCAATCAGGCCCGCTCGGTTCACCGGCGGGCCTCAGGGATTCAGGATGCCCGGAAATCGGGCGTCATCACCCAGGAGAACACCATGTCCAGCCGGAGCGACAACATCCTAACGATCAAATCCTTATACGGCATCGACAGTGAGACAGGCAGGGAGTTCCTGGCGGACGCTATCAACGATCTCGGAGGTCTCCATATCCTCTCCGATGAACTCCTCGAGAAGCTGGCTGAGAGGCATGCCGCGCGCAACAAGTGGGAGATGCGGGCATTCGTTGCCCGGCACCGCGCCGCCTGACCTTTCGCAGGCGCCCGCCGATCCGCAGCCGCCCAGGAGCAATCCTTGGGCGGCTTTTTCGTGTCCGGCGGCGGGCGCGCTCCCGGCTGGATCGTCGACTTCCTGAGGTTCGACGGCCGCCGGTGGCATGATGTTTGTTGCCCGATGTTACAGGAAACCCGCGAGATGGCATTCGACGAAGACGACGGCGACGAACGCCCTTGGGTGTCCTGCCAGGCATGCGGCCACGGCGGTTATGTCGCCGACGAGATCGAAGCCCGCGAGTGTCCGGACTGTGACCAGGTGCAGTCATTCGAACGGCAGGACGTCCGCCATGTGCCGGAGATCCTGCATCCCGGAGTTCTCTACGTGTCGGCTGACTTCGGCGTCGCGGTCCACCTGTGCGCGTGCGGCTGCGGCGGGGAGGTGGTGACACCGCTGAGGCCGCAGTCACCGAACGGATGGACGCTGGACGGCACGACGCTTCGGCCGTGCATCGGCAATCAATCGTGGGCGTGCGGGTCGCACTACTACGTAACGAAAGGACGAATCCAATGGCTATGAACAAGGGTCGCCCGAGGGTGCAAACGCTGGAACGGAACTACAAAAAGTTCTTCGGCGTCTACCGGACATTCGACATCACGATCACCAGAGAGCCGGACGGGTACTTCTACATCACGGTGTTCTCAGCGGAGACGGGGTTCATCTATCAGGACTTCTGGCGCGGCTCCGTCGACATGGATGAAGCAATCTCACAGGCGCTCACCGGAAGCGGGCTGGTGGCAGATACGGTCACAGGACCCATGAACGAGTTGTCCGCCGAGGCCCAAGAGGTCTTGGACCGCTGGGGCGACCTTCCAGAAGCAACGCGCGGCGTTTGGCGCGAGCTTGTCGTGAAGGGATTCCGAGAGCGCCTTCCCGACGGTTCGCACGATCTGACGGATAAGGGATGGGCCGTCGTCGAAGGACAACGGCGTCAAAGATTGAAGGAGACAGCACTATGATCGCAGGAACCATCGACGGCTGGAACGCCGCCCCCGGCGCACCCGCCGACTGGGATCCGGCCCGCGACGGCGAATGCGGTGCGCTGCCGATCAGGGTGACCACGCATGCGGACGGCACCGTGGCCTACTGCGAGAGCGCCTGGGTGCCTGACGCCGATGACATCCGCAACATCGTCGCCGGGCAGCCGGTGATCCTGCATGTGGTAGGCTGGCAGGTGCCGGTCTGCGTGTTCGTCGAGCCGCCCGCCGCCGTAGAGCCGCAGCCCCGGAACCTGGTTGACCGCTTCTGGAACCTGGACGGCAGTCAGCGCCGGGAAATCTCCCTGGAGCTTGGGCTGATCACCGTGGATGAGATCAGAGAGCCTGAGATGCTGCGGTACCGCCTCGCAATGCTGCGGGCCAAGGATTTGGGCGTCCTCGACCAGCTGGCGGCCGCCGTCGGGAAAGCCGAGCGGGAGTAGACCATGTTCGCACCGAACCCCCACCAGCCGACCGTAGGCTTCGGCGCCGCCGTAGGTGACTGGCCGCACTTCTGGGCGGTCACCATCCCGGCGGATCGCCGTGCGCCTGTCACCCTGACCGAAGATGCCGGTGTCGGCACGGACGGCCCGGAGCACCGGGAAACCATCGACCGGGCATCCTGGAACCTGCTGTCGCCCGCGCTGCAAGGCGACCTGAACGCCAGCATGAAGGCGGTCGGATTGCGGCCGTCGAAGTTCAAGGTCGGCGAGAACCGGATGGACCGCTGCCTCGGGCAGGAAGTCCGGCTCCTGTTCATGGTCGCCCGCGATCAGCCCGCGGAAGCCATCTCGGCCGTCATGGCGAACTGGCATGGCGTGCGGCCCGAGGAACGGTGGTGGTTGTCCAGGAAGGCGGCGGCGTCACCGGCGTGGCGGGAGGCTGTGAGGATTGGGCTGGCGGAGAACCCGGTGAGTGAGCAATCCACGTATTTGAAGTCGACTTCCTGAGGTTTTGCGGCCGCCGGTAAGATAATTGGTCACTCGGATTACAGGTGGCCGATATGGCGAGCAAACAGAAAAAGCTGATCTCCATAGATTTCGACGGAGTAATTCATTCGTATCACCACGGCTGGAAGGACGGCTCAATCTACGGCGATGTCGTGCCGGGCTTCTTCGAGTGGGCGGCAGAATCCAAAGATCATTTTCGACTCGCCATTTTCTCGTCCAGGTCGAGGACTCCTGAGGGTATCGAGGCCATGCGCTTGTGGCTGCTTGAGCAGTGGATATTTCATGTTGAGCAGCCGGAGTTCTTCCACCTCTCGAACATCGACGTTCTCACCTGGTTCGAGTTCCCCACCGTAAAGCCAATGGCGCTCCTATCCATTGATGACCGCGCTCGCCGCTTCGATGGCAACTGGAATGCGGATGCCCTGAAGCCTGCGAGGATCGCGAAATACCGACCTTGGAATTATCGCAACAGGAAGGTTGAATTTCCAGATACTATCGAAAGCGCGCTGTCCGCGGTTCCTGCGGATTATCGAGTTGAACTCACAATCTTCGGGGGCGAGACCAAGGCGGTTATTGTATCGGCGGAAGCCTTCTTGAATGAAGCTAGGTCTGGCTTGTGTTCAATTGTCTACTATAGACCGAAGTCCTTTGAGGCAACTGCACCGACCACAGCCGAAGCCATCCGCGGAGCTCTGGCGGCCTACCATGGCTAGAGAAATCCAACTCGCCACCCACACCTTGCAGGCGGCCTACTCCATGGCCGTCCTTCTCGAGAGGATGTCTGCAAGCAAGGATTACGTGCAGACCGTCAGGGCGCTGTCCACGGCGGCCGTAGGAGCCTGCCAGGCGCTCTCCACAGTAGGCCCGCTGCTGAACCCGGTGACCGAGCATGAAGTCGTCGTCGCCGTCGCCTGCCACCTGGTGCGCGCGCATGGAGAGCTCTCCCGGCAGCGGTCGTCAATGGCGTCGTTGGCATGCCGAGACCTTGAGCGTGCGGTCGATCTGCTTTCGAGGATGACCGAGATTTCGTGGCCGACCGCAGAGACGGAGGAAACCTACGCAGAATGACGGCTCCGACCCGGTCGATAAGGTCCGCAGCCTGATCTGGGATGCTCGGATTGCTTGCAACGATGCGATGCGGCGGACATCCGACTATGACCTTCAGTTCATGCTGTCTGACGCCCATGATGCCTTGGAGGATCACGAGGGAAGGATCTACCAGTATCTGAAGGATAATGAGACCAGCCTGAAGCTGCCCCGTTGCGGTGATCATGTCCTGCACAGGCCCACCGGCGAGACGTGGTTCGTGGCCTTCGCGGAAGGGGATGATTTGGCAGCCGCTGGCTGGCCCAGCACCATCGACCGTGTCGCCGACTGCGAGGTGACCTACCGCTGCACGAACACCGAACACCATGCCGCCGTCGAGGGCTGGCGTCACACACGGGGAGATAACCGCGCGGCACGGGTTCTCCGTCTGTATGGAGGAACCTCAGATGCCGCATGATTGGCACACCAGCCGGATCCAGCAGGCCCGCTGCCTCCGGGGCTTCACCCAGCAGCAGCTCGCCGACCGAGCCGGTATCCCGTCGGGATCGATCTCCAAATACGAATGCGGCAGCCGGATGCCAGGGGGCGACAATCTCCGCAAGATGGCCCGCGCCCTCGGCGTGTCGTCTGACTTTCTGTCCGGCGTCTCGGATGAGATCGGCGGCAGCCGGGCGGGTGACGAGCTGTGGAAACGGTTTGCCGAGCTGACGTCGGATCACCGCCAGGTTGTCGCCGACCTGATCGCGGTTTTGCACAAGCGGAGGGCTGCGTAATGTTTGACATCATCGATCTTGGCGACGACTACATCTCGGGAGCATGCCGAAATAGCCCGGACGACGTTGTGTCGCACCTCTACAAATGCGTTGGTGATGACCTTCTGCCGATGTGCGCGCACGGATGGAACCGGGGTAACGGCTCGAGCTTCAGCATTGCCCGCAATAATTGGAGCGCGAAGGGAACCTGCAAGACCTGCATCAAGAACGTCGCGCTGGACAAGGATCCGGCGAAGAGATCGAAGCACCAAACTCGGTGGCTTTAGGAGGGCTGCATGACGTTCCCCGAACTCGAGACGGTCGACGAGGGCATGGTGCGGTTCCTCGCGAATTTCATCCGCGAGTGCGGCGGGATGCTCCAGCATCTTGAACGCACGGAGCAAGACTCCCGGGGATCCACGGACGGCGCGGCTCTCCAAAGGGCTGTCTCGGGCACCCTCGAGAAAACAGACTGGGCCACCCGGCAGCTTCTCCGGTTCAAGCCGACTGCGCCGGTGAACCCATGAAGCCCGCAGCCGCCCTGGAGGCCCGCAACACGGATCTCTATGACAGGATCCGGCAGCTGCTCCGCGACGACGACTTCACGGCCCTCGACGCCATGCTGAACCCGGGTGACCTGTCCGGCGCGACGCGGCCGGAAATGCTCGGCCTGCTGCGCTATACTCGCGGTCACCGGCACCAGCTGCCGGGCTGGCACCCGTTCCTCGCAGCCGTCCACAGTGAGTTGGCCGCCAGGGGATTGAATGCCACCGATATCCTGGCGGGCATCGGTTAGAAGCATTGGAGAACTCTCTCATGAGCCAGATGACCGACAGGATGCCAGCCGCCGTCACCGAGGGACTCGAGATTGCAGGCAACAACATCAGGGTGGCTCGGATGGCTAAGGGGCTGACCATGAAGACGCTGGCCGCCCGGATGTTCGTGACGCCCGCCACGCTGCGGAAGGTCGAGCGTGGGGATCCTTCCGTGTCCGTCGGCATCACAGCCGCTGCGCTCTGGGCGTTGGACCTGACGGCCGCCCAGGTCTTCCCCAGCGGCCCCGGTCTCATCTCGTCGCCGGTTGGAGGATGGCCGCCGTTCGTGCCGTTGCCGCCGCATCTCGCCGACGACGACTTCTGATTACACCGGAACCTGCCCGTCAATCGGCACGCCCTTATCCTTCACGGCCGCCGTCAAGTAGGCTCCGACGTCCGGGCTTGCCGGGATGACCATGTAGCCGGTCACCAAGTCGCCCAGCATGACGCTGTTCGTCCTGGGACGGAGACGCCACCGAATCGCCACCAGCACGCAGATCACGGCATCCAGCTTGTCTTGGTCCGCTTTGACAACCTTCGGGATCCCGGCAGCCGTAACGCACCAGTCGGCAACGTCGGCGCATCCCAGTGACAGGGACTCCGCCTGCGCTGCGGTGGCAACCGTGATCCAGTCGTCCGGACGGAACTTGGATCTCGGCTTCGGATTGTATTTCAGCGCCGCCAGCCGCCCGAAACTGGACGCCGCCAGCGTCGGCAGGGCGGCAGCCGGGTAGGTCTCCACGAGATACAAGCCGTCCGTAGCTGTCCTGGCAGCCTCGGGGTCTTCGATGGCGCCCAGGGAGCGCAGGAAGCCCCAGATCGGCGAGGCGGCGCAGAACATGCCCAGCCGCCCGCGATTGCTGCTCTGGGTGCCCCCACCGTTCCAGGCCACCAGGGATCCAGCAAGCCGCTCTACCGGGCGGTTGCTTGTGAGATTGGGGACGACCGTCGGCTGGTCGAGAGCGACCAGGCTGTAGCGGCTGCCGCGGGTGACGTCGGTGATGAAGGTGAGCGCCTGATCGAAGCCGACCAGCACCGGCGGATGCCACCGGACCGGGGCGCCGTCCTCCATAGTCACCGCGCAGATGGCACCCGGCGCCTTGACGTTACCCATCCACGCGCTGTCGAAGCCGACGAACGTTTCCATGCCGGGATCCTGCCGGATCGGTCGACTGCGTGTCGAGATCGACTTCCTCCGGTTTTAGTGGGCCGCCACCGCACAATGAGGCATCCACGAAATCACGGGTGCCGACGATGACTGAACACAAAAAGAAACGCCCCCGCCTGACGACGGCGCAGTATGCCGAGGGGCGCGCGATGGCCGCTGCCGGGGCGACCGCCAAGGAGATCGCGGCGAAGTTCGGGATCCAGCTTGATGCCGCATACCGCATTGTTCGGACGGCCTTCGCAGACGGCGATCCGGTGAAGTCGGGTGCCCGTGGTCGGTCGGACGAGGAGCAAATTCAGCGGGTGACGGTTCGCGCTGACAAGGAGATCGCCGTGATCCGGGCCTCCACCCAGGTCAAGATCACCGCGATTGAAGCGGACCGGGATACGAAGATCGCCGCAATCAATGCTCGGGGAGCTGCCAAGCGGGAAGCTGCCGAACTCGAGAAGTCCGTCGCGGATGAGGTCGCCGCTTTGACGCAGGCGTACGAGGAGCAGGTGCGGCAGGCGAAGGAGCGAGCGAAGGCGCGGGTATCCTGGGTTGCCGTGGCTACCACCGCGGTGACGCCCGCCGTTGCGGCACCGCAACCCGTTCAGCAATCTGTCAGCGCGCCTTCCCGGCAGACGCCCGTCACCAAGCGGCAGTATGTGTCTCTCGACGCCGCGCGCGCCTCTTGGGACGGCGGCAAAGATGTGGTCGCGGTAACCATCCCCGACGCCGCCCCGCCGATCCCGGCCGCTGTGGTGACGCCGCCGACGGCAGACACAGCAACCCGCCAAGCTGAATGGGATGCCGTCAAAAAGGCACCGAAGCCGTCAAAGGCGTCCATTAAAGCTATCCCGGAGCCGGATGCGGTCCCTGCCACCGCGTGGTCGCTCGTGCATGATCACCAGCTGCCGCTCCGGGATGTCGCCAACAGGATGGGCCTCTCCAAGTCTGAAGTGCTTGCGGCCCTTGCAGCGCGCAAGCCGCATATCGAAGACCGCCAGCTGGCGCGGATCTCCGCGATGAAGTTCTCCGACCCCGACTGAGAGGCGCCAGAGTAATTGGCTTCGACTTCCTCGGGATCCGGCGGACGGACGGAGTATTATTGGGCAACCAGGATCGAGGAAGTGCCAACCATGAAAGATGTGCAGACCACCGTAAAGATTACGACACTTGAATCCGGCCTGCGTGTTATCACCGCCCATATTCCAACGATGCGCTCCGCTGCCGTCGGCGCCTTCGTCCAGCGCGGATCGCGCGATGAAAATCCCGACGAAAACGGCATCGCGCACTTCCTCGAACACATGGCGTTCAAGGGAACAACCGGACGCTCGGCACTCCAGATTTCCGCCCAGGTGGAAAAGCTTGGCTCCGATATCAACGCGTTTACCACTCAGGACATGACTGCCTATTACGTCATCGGTCTCGACAGCACCGCAGATTGCTCGGTCGAAGTCTTGGGCGACATTTGCAGCAATTCTCTCTACGACCAGGAGGAGATCGATTGCGAGTCGGAGGTCATCTGTCAGGAAATCAGCTGCGCCAACGATGATGCGGGCGACACGGCTTACTGGCAGTATGCGCAACAGGCGTTCCCCGATCAGGCTCTCGGTCGCTGCATTCTAGGGCCATCCGAATTCATCAGGACGGCGAAGCGGGAGAACTTTACCTCGTTCGTCGACCGGTTTTACACGACGCAGGACATGATCGTCTTGGGCGCCGGAAATATCGAGCACGCTCGCTTTGTCGATCAAGTGAACAAGCATTTCCGCGATCTTCGGACCGCACCGGTGGCCTATCATCGTCAGCCTGCGGTATGGGGCGGCGGATACGGGGGGGTGACGTCGAGCAAGTTCGAACAGGTCACCGCCTATGTCGGCTGGAAATCAGTATCGCAAGCCGACAGCAACTTCTACGCGCACCGGATGCTGGCTTCGGCCATCGGCGGCGGTATGTCGTCTCCCTTGTTCCAGGAAGTCCGCGAGAAGCGCGGCCTCGTCTATTCTGTGTCGTCGTTTATGGAAGCTGGTCCGGACTATGGATCGTTCAACTTAAATGCCGGAATGACGCCAGACAATCTCGACGAGGTTCTGGGCGTGTCGATGGGCGTGTTCAACGCGGCACGTCAGTCTATTGCCGACGATGATTTCGAGCGGGCGCGCAACGGAGAATTGGTCAGCAATGCATTCGCTCGAGAGCGGCCCTTTTCACTGGGGAGCGCAATCGTCTCGGGGGTGTTCGTATCAGGTGAGATCCTCGACCTCGATGCCGAGCGCGAGAAGATCATGGCCGTGACGAAGGGTGATCTCTACGCCGCTGCGGAAATGATCTTCAAATCCGCACCCAGCATCGGATTAGCCGGTCCAATCGGTAACAAGGATTACTTTGCGATGCTCAGCAGGGCGGTTTGATAGGAGGGAATCCATGACAGATATACTGGATGATGGGCTCCGAACTGCACCCTGGATCATCAAGGCAATCACGGACCTCAACGCCGCCGGTCTGTTCGCCGAGAGCCGCTTCGGCGACGACGTGACGGCGGAATGCGATGGCTTCCAGCTGACCATCTATAAAGGCGACCGCTACTCGGTTCACGTCGCCCGGCCTTTCGGCCGCCGCTTCTGCGAGGAAACCCACGCCACCTGGCGCGCCGCCCTCGCGGATGTCCGCCGTCGGTTGCGGGAGCATGAGAAGGCCATCGGCTGGACGCCGCCCAAGAGGTGGACGGCGCGCTAATCCCAGTTCGACTTCCTGAGCTTCGGGCGGTCACATGGAGCAGAATGAAGTTCCAAGGAATTTAGGGAGTACCGAGACATGGAAGCAAACCAGCCCGAAACAGAGACTACGCCATCCATTTTGTTCAAGGTGGACTACGCGCTTAAAGGCTTCTTCACCGGCGCTCTGATATTGGTGATCCTCGACATCATCGATGTCGACACGACTTGGTTGGCAGTCGTGGCGATCAGCTACGTTTGGAACGAAGAAATCCAGCATCTGTCCAACTGTCTGATTAACGGTATTTCCGGCGTTATCAATTGGACAGTCAGGTCGTGTCGCCGCGCTTAGATCCCCTGCCTCGAAAGCCGCCCGCATCACACCGGGCGGCTTTTCCTTGTCAGGCGTCGGATGCATTGCAGCTGTCCGAGTGATCCTTGCATCCCGCCGTGCCTAGAATGTCCACCCTCCCACACACGGAGATCCGCGATGCTTCGCAAGATCGGCAGCCTGATTCACAAACTTGAAGTCCTTGTGGCCGGACCGGATCCTGTGCCGACTGCGGCCGAGCGAGTCCTTGGCGTCGACGATCCGACCCAGGTCCGCCGCTTGGCCCGCCGGTTACTGGCTGGGAAGGATCTCCATTCCGGCTCGGTGTCCACGTTCATGCGGGAGAGCCTGGCTATCCTGCCGCGTGCCGAGCTAAAGGCGTTGTCTGAGGCGCACGTGGACACCGTCGAGGCGTTTGTAACCAAGATGAAAGACGAATTCAAACCGGGGCAGGTCGACCGGGTGGCCGACGACAGCTACTTCGCCTGGCGTCTGGCTGAGCGCCGTGCCGCCGGGCAGGAGCCCGATGAGCCGCTCTTGCAAACCGATTGGACGGATATGCGCCGCATCGCTTGACGGTGCATGCCTTTCAGCAGGTGACTTCCCAGCGGATCTTCGGCTCGCTGTAGACGTCCTTCCATTCTCGGTCCCGAGTGGCGGACTTCCAGCCGTTTTTCTTGGGCGCCACCTTGGCCGCCTCATACCATCCGGCTCCGCGCAGACTTCCTCCGCTTTCGGACGCCAGAGTGTAGGTCAGGAGTTTCCTGCCACCCTGAGCCTGCCAAGCACGCTTGGCGGCGGAGTACAGGAACGAGCACGTATTGTCGGGAGCTATCGGACTCACACAGAGCCGGGTAACCTCCAGCGTCCATTTGTCCGCCAAAGCGCGAGAGATTGGGCGACCGACGATCACGACGCCGACGATTCTATTGTCGATCTCGGCCGCCAGAGCGAACTTGCCGCCGTTCCACGCAGTAGCTCCGGCGTGCCGATGCCACTGCTCCACGAACTCGTTTGCCTTCTTCAGCGAGTGAGGCACCAGGCTCAGGCGGTCATCGGAATGGTAGAACTCATACATCTGGTAATCTGGGAAACGGTGTTCATCCATAAACCGGTTCGGATGTTCAAGCGGAAGCTTTAGTTGGGTGCGCCGTCTCGTGACGTCCAAATGCACCGCGCCGATCCCGGCAGCCACCGCTTTTATGACAAATTCTCGGGTAAGCTCGGGCCTCTCAGGTAGATCGCGCCAACTGGCGCCGCCGCCGTGTATCGCTTTCACCACAGGAGGCACCGGGAAATCGTAGGTCCGCTCCCTGGTCCGTTCGACATAGAAATTTGCTACCACCGCTACCGGATCTTTTCGCGCATTCTTTTCGTCCGCTGTTCGCCAATACATCACGTGCGCCCCATCTACCCGGACTAGATATCCCGCTGGGAAGCGCCGCCAAGTCACCCGCGAAAATAATTCGCCCACGAGTGGAATGACGACTTCCTGCGGTTCTGGAGGCGTATCCCTGACAATAAGGGCACCACGATTTCACGGGTGCCGACCATGACAGAAGCTAACCCTAAGATACTCGGCCACGATGGCCTGACGGTGATTCGACTTCTCCGGCGGCTCTACGATGCGGCGTTCGAAGTGGACAGCGGCCTTCAGCGCGAGTGCGACCATGCCACATACGAAGGCAACACCGAGGCGGTAGACGAACTCCGTGAAATCCTTGGGCTACTTGAGGCGGAGTTCACCTCGCTGATCTACACGCCGGGTACCGACGATGACGCCTGACAACTGGACGTCCACCGCATCGGAAGCCCTCCGCACCGGCGGCATGGAAGCCACTGTCGTCAGCGGTGAACTGATCGACGTAGTTGCCGACCGCACCAGGTTGTCGCTGAGGCGGGTCGGCGGAGGATACTGGGTCTACCACAACACCCCAGGCGGCCAGCGCGGCAGGATCGCCAGCTATGCCGATCTCGCACCCGCGATCCGGGACATCACCGCGCGCGCGGTGACCGACACCCGCAAATCTGGAGCGCGACTGTGATGCCGGGCAACTGGAAGAAGCTGGTTCCTTGGATCGTGCTGGTCGCCGTGACTGCGGTGGTCATCGGCCTAATCTCCTAGGATACCGGCAACAGAAAGGGCGGCTCCATCGCTGGAAGCCGCCCTTTCTGTTGCCCGGGTATCCGATCAAGCGATGGCGTCGAGCAGCTCGTCCATCACGCGGCCGCGGTATTCCTCGCTGCCCGTGCGGTAGGCGTGGTGCCACGCGTCACGGGCGACTGCCGCTTGCTCGATGGCGGCCAGCATCTCCGGGGTCGCCTTCTGGAAGCTGACGCCATTGGGCGCGATGTCGCCGCACCATGTGCACTGGCGGATTATGCGCTGGCCGTAGCAGGACGACGAGTGGAACGGAGAAGTCGTCCGGCTGTGATTGCAAGCCGACTTCCGGGCCAGCTTCGGCGCCGGGGTTCCCGCCTGCCGAGCGCACTCCGGACCGATGCCGCTATCCAGGCTGGACGGGGTAGTAATCTTCCGTCCGCAGGCTCCGCAGCGACCCTCGTGGCGGACTTCCAAGACTGACGGGATCTCGCCTTTAGCCAGGGCGGCGATGAAGTAGCGGAACGCCGCAGTTGCTTTGGCGTCCCGGGCAATCTGGGACTTCGCCGTGGTGCGGAAGGTCCGGCTGGCATCGAGCATGCCGATGTAGCGGTAGTCGTCGGCGCCTACCAGGACGCTTACAAAGAGCACGTTATCCGTATTTGTCCGTGGGGCGGTGACTTTGAACGTAAAGTGCGCGCCGGTGACGGTCGACCGCAGCGTGATCCCGGCGTTACCGGCGAAGGTGTAGGCAGCGGCGGTCTTGGCGTCCTTAAACATCGTGTGTCTCCCCAATGATAGGAAGATCGGTGCGACGTTTGGAAATCCGCAAGCCTGTTTGTGGACAGCGACGTGATTTATTTAATCAATATCGCCCAATCAAACGGACTGTCTGTGATGAATGCGGACTTTAGAGGAGTTAGCCCCCTGGACAAATCCGGTTGTATGTGCTCAACCGGTCCGCAGAGGACTACCGCACCCAACCGGGTCCGGCTCCTGAGCAGAACTGGACGTCCACCATGAATACGTTTTCGAGCTACATCGAAGGGTCCACCGTCGATAATGCGATTGCGCTGATGCGCGACGCCTGCCGCCTCATCCAACTGGTCAACGGCGAGGGGCTGGAAGTCCTCCGGGCAGCTATCCACGCGCCGACCTACGAGTCCTACCAGTTTTGCTGGGTCAGGGCGGCCTACGAGAACTTCGAATGCTGCCCGGAGACGTTGGCTTTTTACGGCGAACTGATGCTCTCAGAGGTTGGCGAGCAGTTCTCGGAATCAAGGGAGAGGCTCTGGCCGGATATCGTGGAGGTGGCGACGTGGATTCTGAAACAAAGTTCCGTCACGCAGTCACTTCTCCATCGGTCGGAAGAGCACGGCAAGAACATCGCCAGTCTGGAGGTCGAATTTGCGGGCCGGTTCGAGGTCGATAGGTTTGGGAACGCGGACATCAGAGATCTGATGTGGCTGAAAGCCGACAAGGTCCGAGAAGAAATCCGCGGAATGGAGGCGATCTTCGACATCGAGATGCCGGGGTGGCGCGCTGAGCACACGGAAACATCGGACGGCGAAGTGATCTGGCCCTTGATCGCTATCGAAGACGAAGCCTGAAGCCTACAGCCGCCCGGTAAACATGCCGGGCGGCCCCGACTATGCACCCGGACACAGAAGGACGCCCAGATGTTCAATTATCTTCACTGCAATAAAGAGGTCACCGTCGATAACGCGATGGCTCTCATGCGAAACGCCATCCGCCTGATCCAGATCGTCAACGGCGAGGGGCTGCCTGCCGTCAAGAATGCCATCATCGCGCCGGAATACTCTTCAAGCGAGCTTTGCTGGCTCCGCGCGGCGCACGATCACTTCAAATGCTGCCATGCGACGCAGGACGCTTACGCAGAACTCATCGCTTCCGAACACGGCAACCGGTTTCTGGATACCAGGGACCGGCTGTGGCCGGACGTAGTGAAAGCCGCAAAGTTCATGCTGTCCAGCGAGCCTGACCCTTTGTTCTACTCCGCCAAGCGGACGACGCCGATGAAGACGAAAGCCGCCTGAAGACTATGGCCGCCCGCTAGCACCGGGCGGCTACCCTACTCCGGACACCAAAAACCAAAAGGATGAACGTAATGGCTAAGAAGTTGACTGATGCTCAAGTGGCCGCGCTGAAGTTCGAATACGATGTGAATTGCATCGTTGTCATCGCGACCGGACGAAAAAACGAGGTGATCCGGTTCCAGTACGAGCAGAACGCGGATGACGCCCACGGTCTCTACACTTTCCTGGACACGATCAGTAAAGTGGTGTCGATCGCGCCTTCTGTGTCTGCGCTTATGCGTGATATCCGAGCGGGGCTTACGCTCGAGCAGCGCGCCACCCCCGCCGCTGGAGTGGGCGTGGATCCCATGGTCCTTCACGGCGCGAAAGTGCTGATGAACCGGTATCTCGCTGCATTCTCCTCCGCCGCCTGACCACTTCATCCGGCCGCCTGTGACGATTGTCCGGCGGCCGGATAAAGTGGGCTCCCAAACACCCGCGCGCGTGCTATATAGAGTGCATGGCACACCAGAGCATATTCCCCGGCATCCATTGACTACGGCGACCCTTGCGGTCTCCGAGATGCCCTTATTGCTCTGCCGGAGTGCCTTCCATGAACAGATCCCTCTATTTTTGCGGTGACCCGCACGGCGATTTCCAGCCGCTGCTGGACCTCCTGTATGTCGCGCCGGGCACCGTCGTCATCGTCGGTGATCTCGAACTCGGACAGCCCATCAAAGTGACGCTGGCCCCGCTGTTCGACGCTGGCTGGGATGTCCGCTGGGTGTTGGGCAACCACGACAGCGACACCTGCGAAGCCTTATTGCACCTGATTTCCGCAAAGGGCGGGCATCCGGACGGTGATTTGAATGCTAAAGTGACGGATTTAGAGGGGGTAGCGGTCGCCGGGCTGGGCGGGACGTTCAAAGGGAAAATCTGGAATCCCAAAGTGGGGGCGCCGAAGTTCCCAAGCCGCCAGTCGTGGATGGATGCCAACCGCCAGCGTTGGCTTGGCGGTCTGCCAATCCACTTGCGGGACGCTATTTGGCACGAAGACGTCCAGAAGCTGGAGAGCCAACGCGCGGATATTCTCGTGTGTCATGAGGGGCCGACGTCCGTCTGGATGGAAATGGGCGTCCCCGCCCTCGACGATCTCGGCGAGGCGATGGGTGCTAAGTGGCTTGTCCACGGCCACCATCATCATTCTGGAGTCGACCAGCTGCCGAACGGGATCCTGGTAAAAGCTTTGGGCATCGGCGAGATTTGGCGGTTTCCCGAGTGATCTACTTCGTAGACTTTGAAGCGTCCTCGCTTAGCAAGGGCAGCTTCCCGGTCGAAATCGCGTGGGTCGACCAACTCGGCCACGGGGAGAGCTACCTCATCCGGCCTCCGGAAGAGTGGCTCGGCGACGGCCGCAACTGGAGTTTCCAATCGGAGAGGATTCACGGGATCTCGTTGCCCGAGTTGCTGACCGACGGGTACCCGCTATCGAAGGTGGCTCAACGCGCCCACGCCGTCCTGTCTCCGGTGACGTCCGTGGTGGTGTCCGATGCTCCGCCGTTTGACGGATATTGGTTGGAGATGCTGTTGAAAGCCGGGGGTATCGACCAGACGCCCGTCCTGCTCCACGTCCATGACCTATATCGCCGGGAGTTCGCAGGCATCCAGGACACGCTGCCGCCGGGCAATGAAGCCGCCCGCAATCACCTGGCCGCCTGGGCTGTGGAAGTCGTCCGCGAGGCTCAAGAGACAGCAACTAGGCGGTCCCCGACGCTGCACCGTGCTCTGCCGGATGCTGAACGCCTGCGGCTGACGTGGCTGACTGTGAAGAAGGCGGTCGCCAAAGAACTCGAGGAGCGCGGTTTATGAGCTACGACATCGTCCATGCACCGGCAGTCCTCGTCGGCGCGGTGACCGGCAAAGAGCGCGGCGTGCTCGAGCGGTTCGTTTTCGTCGCGGCCGAGAAGTCGGGGCGGGTGACTTACCATGCGCTTGGCTACCGGGCAGACGAGTTGCCCTACATCACCAGCCCACTGACCAAGATCGACACCGCCAGCCACAAAGTGCGGACGGCCAGCGGATCCACCTGGTTGCTCAAGTGGGAAGTCGCCAGGCCGGACATGGCGGCCCAAGGATTGCTGTTGGAGGCCCTGATGCGGTGGGGCATCGATCCCTCCGGGGATATGGTCACCCGCGAAGTGGGATCCGGCCACTGAGCGTCTACCCGGGGCAACTCTCCCTCAAAGTAGGCGTCCGCGTCGGTCGGGTGATCCAGCCGTACGATGCTCTCCAGCGGCTCTACGCCAGCATTGAGATCGAGCCGGTCGACGATATCAGTGATTGGCACCTGATCCGGATCACGACGCCCAAGACGGACGGCATCCACGTTGTCGGATACCTGGGCAACGGGGATGCGTGGATCACTAAGCGGGTGGTCGCGTACGACGCGCCGAGTGACTGGATCATCACCAGGGGCGGCAGCTGCTACGAGCTGGGGTCACCCCGGCACCAGGCGGACCATGGTTTGGATTACGTCACACGCTGGGCGCTGCGGTTGTGGGGCCATCTGGCGGACTGACAGCGTGCCTTGCATGTCCCCGTGGTCTCATCGGGAACCCCAAAATCTACGGAGTTCCGGCAATGGACGACAAGCGATACAAGGCAAAGCGGATTGCCGATCAGTTTCCGGACCAGGCGCGGACACCGGATCAGGCTGCCCCGGGTGCCAACCTGCTGGCCCAGAAACTCACTCAGCTGATGATCGACTTCCTGAACATGATTCTCAGCCTGTTCACCGGCTACCGGATCGCGGGCGGCAGCAATTATCAGAAGCCGACGGCGCGCCAGATTGCGGGAGCGGCGATTGCTGATGAGGTTCGCAAGGATGCGGCCGCCGACCAACCGGAGCGTGTCCTCGACCGTCCGTTCGAAATCCGCCGGGTTGCTCGGCGTCTGAGCCGTGGAGAGGATCCGGTCACCGCGAAGTTGTCGGTAAACGTTCTGGCGGCTCTTCAGGTGATGCCCAAGGCCGACCTCAAGGCAATGACGTTCGCCCCGGATGACGTGTTGTCCGAATTCGCGGACGGCATGCGCAAAATGGCGATCGAGCCGAAGCAGGAACCCGCAAATGAAAAGGCCGCCGACAATGCGGCGGCCCTTGAAGTGGATCCCGTCCTCTCGAAGAGGATGGCTATGCGGCGGCAGGTGGAAGCCGGGGAAGAGGTCGACTACGAAGCCTGGTTCGCCGAAGAGCCGGTATCGCTCAAGGCTTAAGCGGCGACCTTCAAGCCTTTGCGGGCGGCGGCGAGACGGAAGGACACCAAGAAAGCGTTGGCGGCTGCGGAAGTGGCCGCCTTCTCTTTTTGGGCGGCCAGCATGGCACGGGCGGCCTGACGGGCATGGGCGTCGATCTGCTTCGCCCAGCGGGCATCCGCGATGCCTTCCGCGATGGCGGCTCCGACGTTGCTAGCGGCGTTGCTCATGCCGACGGCCGCGAAGGTCAGGCCGATGCCCATCCCAGCTTCGAAGTTCTCGATCTCGCGCATGTGCCGTCTCCTTTTCCTGTCCACACTAAGCTCACAAAATCCGCAACAAGTCAACTGAAATCCGTTGACGTGTGATGATACTCACAAAACTCTTCCCATTCATGGAGAGTCGTGCTAAGTTTCCTGCATACTACCGATATAGCGTTGATCGCCAGCAGCGGCCCGCCATTGTTGCGGACTTCCGCGAGTGTCCGCCCTCCGGGTTTGTGACTGCGATCCAACACCACGAGCCGCCCGGTCTGATAGCCGCCGTCGAAAGATGGGCGGCTTTTTCGCGTGGGAGGCAAAACTCCAGGGGACAGCCCCATCGAAGGGGGACCGCCCCATGGCGCTTTCACTGAAAAAGCAAAGGTTCGTTGAAGAATTCCTTGTCGACCTTTGCGCGTCAGCGGCGGCAATCCGGGCAGGTTACAGCGTCCGGTCCGCCCGCCAGGTCGCTCACGTCCTGATGGCAGACAAGGATGTCGAGGACGCGGTAGAACGCGGCAAAGCCGAGCTTTCGCGGCGAACCAACGTCACCTCGGAACGCGTCATCCGCGAACTGGCAAACATCGCCTTCTATGACCCCGACGACATCGGCGTGTGGGGTCCGGACGGTGTAATCCTGCACGACAGCACCACGCTGACGCCGATGCAGCGCAAGCTGGTCATCAAGATCAAGACTGCACGGACACCTGAGATCCGGGAACGCAAGACGAAATACAATCCCGCCGGTCAGGTGCTCGAAGTCACCGAAAAGGATGTGAAGCCCGGTGTGATGGTCTCCGTCGATCTCGCGGACCGCACGAAGGCTCTCGACAAGCTCGGACAGTATCTCGGTCTCTGGCCGCAGGGCGAAGTTCCGGCGGACACGGGCGCTGCCGCTGAACGCATTCGGGCGGCTCTCCGGGAGATGGAGAAGACCGTTGGCACTGCTCTTGACGCCACCGGCTCCGACACTCCTGACGCCGCGCTGGACCCCGCTTAGGCCGCATCCGGTCCAGTCGGCTTACTTTAACAGCCCGCACCAATTCAACTGCCTGCCCTGCGGACGGCGTTCCGGAAAGACTGAGCTTGCCAAGCGAAAGTTGGTCATCCGTTCCCTCAAAGGCGGCAACTTCGCGCGCCCCCGTTATTTCGCTGGGGCGCCGACACGCGATCAGGCGAAGACGATCTACTGGAACGACCTGAAGGCGATGTATCCGCGCGATTTCATCTCGGACATTTCCGAGACATCGCTGACGGTCACGCTGGTCACCGGCGCAGAGATCGTGGTTGTCGGTCTGGACAAGCCGCAGCGTATCGAGGGTTCTCCCTGGGACGGCGGCATCCTCGACGAATATGCCAACATGAAGGCGGGCGCCTGGCCGGAGAACGTCTTCCCCGCACTCGCCGACCGCGACGGCTGGTGTGATCTCATCGGTGTGCCGGAAGGCCGCAACCACTATTTCGATACCTGCGAGTATGCCAAGAGCCGCATGAGGGAAGACGGTGACGCCTCCGCGTGGGGCATGTTCACCTGGAAGTCTTCCGACATCCTGTCTGCCGAAAAAGTCGCGGAGTTCCGACGGTCACTTGATCCCCGCACCTTCCGTCAGGAAATGGAAGCGAGCTTCGAGACGCACGGCGGTGTCGTCCTCTACGCCTTCGATGCCATCGAAAACGTCAGGGAATGCCCCCTGTCGGACTGGCGCTCTTCAGCCCAGATCCATATCGGGCAGGACTTCAACCTGAATCCGATGACATCCACGGTGTGGGTGAACGTCGGCGGCGTGGATTACCAGGTTGACGAGATCATCCTGGACGGCTCCGACACCGACAAGCTGGTGAAGGCGGTCGATGAGAAATATCCCGGCGCCAAGCGCAGGATCACGTTCTACCCGGACGCCTCGGGCGCCTCCGGCCACACGTCCTCAAACGGGCAGACGGACCACAGCATCCTGAAGGCGGGCGGCTACAAAGTCGTCGCCCCGGCGAAGAACCCGCCTGTCCGGCAGCGCCTGAACCTGACGAACGCCCGGTTCTGCGCAGCGGACGGAACGCGTCAGGCATTTGTTTCGCCGAGATGCCAGAAAAGCATCTCGGCTTACCAGAAGCACTCATACGCCAAGGACTCGAACGAGCCGGACAAGAAGAGCGGGTACGACCACTACGTGGATGCGACCGGCTATTACTTCATGGGCATGCACGGTTCGAACACGGTGGTCGTCACGAAATCCGACCTCGAACGGTTCTCCGCTCCAAGTCGCCGATAAATTAGGGGTGGTCAGCATGGCGAAGCGCCCCGTCGCCGTCCTGCCCCAGCCAGCCGAACCAGAGAAGAAGTCCAGCTTCAGGGTCACCTTCGACACGCTGTCCAGGTTCCTGACCAAGCGGACACGGAATTCCTCGCCCGCCGCCACGCCCTGGACGATCCCCAAGCCGCCTCCCGGCGTCCTGCCGTCCAATGCGATGGCGATGGACTCCGGCAGCATGTCGGATCTCTACAGCTACGCATCCAGCTACGGGCAATCCTTCTACGGTCTTTCCGGCGAAGGGCTGGAGTTCTTGAATTATCCGGTGCTGTCCGCTCTCGCGCAGCGCCCGGAATACCGCCGTCTCGTCGGCACCCGCTCGCAGGAGCTGACCCGTAAATGGGGTCGCCTGACGTCGACCGGCGACGCGGACAAGTCGGTAAAGCTGAAGACGATCGACGAGGCGCTCGTGCGCTACAACGTCCGCGACCTGTTCCGGAAGGCTGCCGACCACGACGGCTTCTTCGGCCGCGCCCAGATCTATGTCGACGTCGGTACCACCAAGGACACCGCCGAACTTCTGACGCCGCTGACGATGACCCCCGAGAAGATCGGCAAGGGCGACCTGAAGCGGTTCCATGTCGTCGAGCCGGTCTGGACCTACCCCGGCGCCTACAACACCACGGACCCGCTGGACCCGGACTTCTACCGGCCCGTCACCTGGTTCGTGATGGGCCGCGCGGTTCATCGCTCCCGCCTCATCACGATGATCTCGTGCGAGATCCCGGAGATGATGCGTCCGGCCTACATGTTCGGCGGCCTGTCGCTGATCCAGATGGCAAAGCCGTTTGTCGACGAGTGGATCCGGGCGCGCAAGTCGGTCTCCGACCTCATCGAAGCATTCACGATCTTCGTCCTCAAGACGGACATGTCGGCGCAGCAGAACGGGTTGGGCGTCGGTGAAAACCTCGACAACCGCATGCAGCTGTTCAACCTCGTCCGTGACAACCGCGGCGTCATGGCGATCAACAAGGACACCGAGGAACTCGACAACATCTCGGCCCCGCTCGGCGGCCTCGATAAGCTGGTGGCCCAGTGTCAGGAGCGCATCGCGTTCCCGGACGGCCAGCCTCTGGTGAAGCTCTTCGGCATCACGCCGTCCGGCCTCAACGCCTCCTCCGAGGGCGAGATGGACGCCTGGCGTGACCGGGTGGTTGCCCTACAGGTCCACCTGTTCGGTGCGCCGATGAAGACCGTCCTGGATGCGATCCAGCTTTCCGAGTTCGGCGAGATCGATCCCGCCATCGGATGGGAATGGTCCTCGCTCGAGGAAACCAACGAAGTCGAGAAGTCGACCATCCGCAAGACGGAAGCCGACACCGCAGCGGTCCTGATCGACAAGGGCGTCATCTCCCCCGAGGAGGAACGCCAGCGTCTGGCCCGGGAGCGCGGCAGTCTCTACGCCAACCTCGACCTGACCGTGGATGTCTCCGAACCCGTCGACGGCACCGACGACGATCAGGATGGCCTCCCGGCGGCCGACACGCTGACGGAGCTTCCCAAGGTCGGTGACCGCGTGGAGTTCCTGGGTGACGGCCAGACTGAAAAGGGTCCGAGTTCAGGATCGGTGGTTTCGGTGAAGGGCACCATGGTCGTGGTCAGCCACAGCGATACGGTCGAACCCTTCGACTGGGCTGACCTCGACGTCAAGTCTGTCCGCGAGGATCTCGAAGACAACCGGGTGTGGACTCTGGCGTGAGTGAGGGCGGCGCATGGCAAAAGCAGCGCGCCGTCCTCCTCGCACGATTGCCCCTGTCCATCCAAACGCCGGAATAGAGGCAGCCTACCGCAAGCGTCTGGAAGCCCTCATCGACGAGATGCACGGCAGCCTGACCTACTGGCTGACGGCGGCCTACAACAAGGCACCTCCGGTCCTGGCACAGGATGCCCGCCCGGCGATGGTCCTCCGCTGGGCCTTCAGGCGGCTGGCGAAGAGATGGGAAGCCCGTTTCGCGAAGCTGGCTCCGGACCTGGCGGCCTACTTCGCAAAGTCTGCGGCGGACCGTTCAGACGGCGCGCTGAAGGCGGCGCTCAAGGCTGGCGGCATGACGGTGGCCTTCAGGCCGACCGCGGCCGTCGATGACGTGCTTCGGGGAAGCATCCACGAAAACGTATCGCTCATCAAATCGATCGCCCAGCAGCACCTGGCGCACGTCGAGCAGCTGGTGGCGCGCAGCGTTCAGCAGGGCCGCGATCTGGGATGGCTGACCAAAGAACTTGAGGACCGCTACGACCTAACAAGAAACCGGGCTGCGTTCATCGCGCACACCCAGAACAACATGGCGACCTCCGCGATCCAGCGGGCGCGGTTCCTCGAGATCGGCGTCGAAGACGCGGTGTGGCAACACTCCGGCGCCGGACGTCATCCGCGTGTAAGCCACGTCGCCTACAGCGGGAAAACCTACAACGTCCGGGAAGGCGCCCTCATCGACGGTGAGCGGATCTTCCCCGGCATGCTGCCCAACTGCCGCTGCACCTGCTGCGCGGTGATCCCCGGACTCCGGGCCGACTAACCCTAGCCTCCGAGGATAACCCGCATGGCAACTTCGACGCCTAGCGGTGACCGGATGGCGTTTGACCGCGCCTCCATCTCGGTCCGCTCAAAAGACGCGGACGGCCGCCTGCATGTCGCCGTCACGGCGATCTCGAAATCGAACATCTGCGGATACCAGGGATCGGAAATCCCCGACTGCGAGGCGCTCGGGCTGGATCCGAAGAAGGTCTACCAGCTCTACCGGGATCCCGAGGAACTGACGAAGGCCGCACCGACATTCAACCTGGTGCAGGTGCTCAACAGGCACGTCCCCGTCAACGCCGGTGAGCCGCAGAAGCAGGCGGTCATCGGCGCCACGGGGACCGATGCGGAGTTCGACGCCCCGTATCTCAAGAACTCAATGGTGATCTGGGACGCCACCGCGATCCGGGACATCGAGAGCGGCGGCCAGCGGGAAATCTCGTCGGCGTACTACTTCACTGCCGACATGACCCCCGGGGATGTCGGCGGCGAACACTTCGACGGCCGGATGGTCTCCATCGTTGGAAATCATGTCGCCATCGTCGAGCGGGGCCGCGCAGGTCCGGACGTCATGGTCGGCGATGCCGCCATTCAAGAAGCAATCCAACTCAAACAGGAGATCCGCCACATGGCGAAGAAAATCCTTCCTCGCGCTGCCATGGCGGCCAGGAACACTCTGAGCACCGCCCTTCGCGGCCTCATCGCACAGGACGCCGAACTCAGCGACATCATCGACCTGCTCGAAGTCCTCGAGGCAGATCCGGCGGAGCCCGCCGAGCCGGTGACGACGGTCGTTCCCGCAGCCACCGACGACGACGAGATCACCACGAAGATCAAGGCGATCCTCGGCGAAGCGGCGACACCGGAAATGATCGCCGCCATTACCGCTCTCTGCACTCCGGTCGTCGCCGACGATGTTGTTGCCGAGCCCGTGGTCAAGGAAGCCGACGCCGTTGTCGTTCCTCCCGTTGCCAAGTCCGCCACCGAGGAAGCCGAAAAGGTCACCAAGGCCGCGATGGACGCCGCTCTCAAGGTGGCCGTCCAGGAGGCTGAGACGAAGACCATCGAGCGTCTCCGTGCAGCCCGCACCGCCGAGCGCACGGTCGAACCGTGGGTCGGCAAGCTGGCTGTCATGGACTCCGCCGAGGAAATCCTTCGGCACGCGCTCAAGACCCTGGGCGTCGATGGAATGGAAGGTCTTCCGGTCGCTGCCCTGTCAGCCGTCCTGAAGGCGCAGCCGCTCCCCGGCGCGGCCGCCAACGGCAACCGGATCGCATCCGACGCCGCCCTCAACGCAGACGATTTCGACAAACGCTTCCCGACCGCCAAGCGCATCGGCCGCGCATAAAGGAGAATACGCATGCCCTTCCCGTCACAGGTTAACACCGTCCCCGCCATTGGCGTTGAAGGTGATTTCGCTTCCACCAACCCCCGCGCAGTCGTCAACGCTGGCCCCGGCGGCCTCGTCGCCGGTGCTTCCGGTGTCATCATCGGCCGCTTCGCCTGGATCGACCCGACAGCCACCGGACTGCCGGTTGTCAGCAACGTCGCAGCCCCGCTGACCACCGCTCCCGATGGTTTCGTCCACCGTGATCTGACGGTGATCACGCTGTGGCTGGCGGACGCCACGATGATCATCCCTCAGGGATCGGGCGTCTCGCTGTTTGAGGCGGGCGACTTCTTCGCCCGCAACTCCAGCGGCGCAGCCGTTGCCCGCGGCGCGGTCGTCTACGCGGCACTCGCCGACGGCACGCCGCAGTTCGTCGCCAACGCTGGCGTGAACGTCGCGACCAAGTTCACCACCAAGTCCGCCGCAGCCGCTGGCGAGCTCGTCAAGATCAGCACTTTCTAAAGGAGCCCACTAATGAACAAGTCAGAAGCAATGGCGAAGTGGGCTGCCGACAAGGCCCGCGTCGCAGAGATGGGTGTCATCCTCCCCGACGCCCTCGGCTACGTCGCGGACGAGTACCGCCACGACTACCGCCTCGCCATGGACGCCCAGCCGCAGCTGGTTACCACCCCCTCCGGTGGCATCCCCTCCGTGCTGACGACCATGGTCGATCCGCAGGTTCTCGAAGTCATCTTCGCTCCCACCAAGGCAGCCGAGATCCTCGGGGAAGTCCGTAAGGGCGACTGGTCGACCCGCGCCATCGAGTTCCCGATTGTCGAGGCGACTGGTGAAGCCAGCACGTACGGCGACTTCGAGGAGAACGGTGTTTCCGGGTTCAACATGAACTTCGAGACGCGCCAGAACTACATCTTTGAGACCATCAAGGAAGTCGGAGATCTCGAGATCGACATCAACAACCTCGCGATGATCAATACCGTTGCGCAGAAGGACAAGGCCGCCGCGATCACGCTGAAGAACCTTGAGAACAAGGTCTACTTCTTCGGTGTCGGCGGACTTCAGAACTACGGCCTGCTCAACGATCCGGGCATCGCGGTCAACGCGACCCTGACGCCTTCGGTCAAGGCCGCTGGCGGAAACCGCTGGATCACTGCGGGCAACGCGATCAACGCGACGGCGAACGAGATCTACAACGACATCCAGTCGGCGTACATCCAGCTCGTGGCGCAGACCGGCGGCAACATCGACGAGAACTCGCCTCTTGTCCTCGGCCTTGCGCCGTCTGTCAGCATCGCGCTGAAGGCGACCAACCAGTACGGTATCACCGTCACCGCCATGCTGAAAGAGGCGTTCCCCAACCTCAGGGTTGTGACCGCCGTTCAGTACGGCGCCCTCACCGCAGCGAACCCGCAGGGCCTCTCCGCTGGCAACCTCTTCCAGCTGATCGCACCGGAAATGCAGGGTGAGAAGACCGGATACTGCGCGTTCTCCGAGAAGATGCGTCAGCATGGCATTGTCCGCGCGCTGTCCTCCTTCAAGCAGAAGGTCACCGGCGGCGCATGGGGTTCGGTCATCCGTCTCCCGGCGGCGTTCGTGCAGATGCTCGGCCTCTAAGACCGGCTGCACCAACCAATAACGACAGATACCCGTCAAGCGGCGGGCGTCTGTCGTTGGATAAGTCCCGCGTCGCTGCGGGCTTTATCCAACGACAAACAAATCAGGGGAAACTGAAAATGTCGGATACACTCAAGAAGACTTCCAAGGAACACACGGGAGCCGAGATTACGGCGCCCGTCCGGACCGGAGACACGGTCGTTGTCGGCAACAAACTGACGCACACGCTGTCCCTGCAACTGCACGAGATGGTCGAGCAGACCGAGCCGAACAGCGGCCGTACGATCAAGGTCGCCCGGAGGATCGGGGATCCTGTTGTCATCCGTGGCAGCGCGGTCAAGCACAATACGTCAGCCGAATTCCCGATCGTAGGCGGCTACGCGCTGACGTTCGGCATCGACAAGGATTTCTGGGATCGCTGGACGGCGGAGAACGCCGACCTGGACATCCTCAAGAAGGGTCTGGTGTTCGCCCAGGACAACAACAGCCGCACCGAGGGTCAGGCGCGTGAGCAGAAGGATCTGCGCACCGGCTTTGAGCGCCTGGTGCAGCAGAAATCCAGCAAGGCGGCATAATCATGTCAGAAACCACATCCGCTCCGGCGGAGGCGACCACCCCGGCGGTGGCCGTAACTCCCGCAGTTTCCGCCCCGTCCTCGCCCGCTGTCTCAATCGACACGGCGGCGATCGACGCGGCTCTCCACTCTGCCGTTGAAGCCGCCGTCGACGCCGAGAAGAAGCATTCCGCTGAACTCGAAGCCGAACTGGCCGCCGACGAGGCGAAACTCGAGGCCGCTACGAAGCCTGTTACGGATATCGGTGTAACAACCGTAACGGATAGCGTCGTAACGCCCGTTACGATCCCTGTTACACTACCCGTTACGGATACCGTTACGGATAACACGGTGACCGTCACGAACACCTCCGGCATCGCGCTCATCGGCTCGGTCCCGGACACGGCGCCGCATAACATCGTGTTCCGCCGCGGCTCTACTCCCGACGTTCCGGCGGCTTTCTGGACTGAATGGAAGACGCTTAACGCTGATTTGGATGTCGTGAAGAACGGCCTGATCTCCGCGAAGTGACTTAGGAGGCCGACATCATGGCGGATGTAATCTTCGACTATCCGTCATGGATCCTGCGGTATCCCGAGTTCTCCGCTGTCACCGAACCGAGGGCGGACCTCTTCTTCTCGGAGGCGACCCTCTATCTGCGCAATGACGGCACCAGCCCCATCCAGGACGTCGGAAAGCGCGCGGTCATCCTGAACATGCTGACGGCGCACATCGCCGCGATGGCAGGACAGGCCACCGCCGGAGACGGTCTGGTGGGACGGGTCTCCAGCGCATCCGAGGGATCCACCTCCGTTTCGACGGAATACAACATTCCCGGATCGGCTGCCTGGTTCGTGCAGACAACCTACGGCGCAGCCGCCTGGCAGGCGATGGCTCCCCTGCGGACGGCCCGCTACATCCCCCGGCCGTCCTACGGTGGCCGGAGATGGCTGTAACCTTCAGCGGCGGCGACAAGCTGGCCGCCCGCCTGCAAGAGATCGCCCAGCGCATCTCGACGGCAAAGGCGGTCCATGTGGGCTTCCTCGCCGGGTCGACTTACCCGGACGGCACCAGCACCGCCATGGTGGCTGCGACGCACGAGTTCGGCGGCAAGGCTCTGATCCCCGCACGCACTGTCACCGTCTACCGGCTGGCGAACAAGGCGGGCACTGAACTGCTGCGCGGCGGCCGCTTCGTGAAGCGCAACCAGTCGAACTTCGCGGCCGACTATCAATCCAAGGCGCATGTCGTCGTCATCCCGGCGCGGCCCTACTTCCGCCCGATGGTCGCGAACAACAAAGGCACCTGGGGATCCACGCTGGCTAAGCTGCTGGTCGCCACGAACTACGACGCCTCCAAGGCTCTCGGCCAGATGGGCGCGGTCATGGCGGGGCAGCTTCAGCAGTCCATCCTGACCGTTGCAGGGCCGCCGCTCGCCGCTTCGACCGTCGCCAAGAAGGGCAACAGCAAGCTGCTCGTCGACAGCACACACATGCTGGCGAGCGTCGACTTCGAGGTGGCCTCCGAATGAACATTCAGCGGATCGCCAACCGTGCGGTCACCCGCGTGAACCCGGACATCACCGTCAGCATCCAGGTCAGCACCGGCTACACCACGGATGCCGCCGGTGAACAGGTGCCGACCTACGCCGCGGCGGTCCCGCTGTCCGCACAGGTCCAGAGCCTCACGGCCGGAGACCTCTCGCAGTGCGACGGCCTGAACATCCAGGGCGAGAAGCGGGCCATCTACCTGAACGGCAACTGGAACGGCGTCGTCCGCGAGGACGGCAAGGGCGGCGATCTCATCACCTTCCCGGACGGCACGGTCTGGCTGGTTGTCCTGGTTCTCGAGAACTGGGGCGGCGCCGAGGGCTGGGTGAAGGTCGCCGTGACAAGGCAGATGCCCGCCTAGCCTAGGAGAACCCCTCATGGCGGCATCCATCAGCCTGACGGAAACCCAGATCATTGCGGCTCTCCGGGCTTGGATCCTAGTCATCCTGCCAGCAGGCGTCGAATGCGTCCGGGGCCAGCGTAACCGGGTTCCTGAGCCGACGTCGCCGAATTTCGTCGAGATGACCCCGATCCTCCGGGAGCGGCTGTCGACGAACACGACGTGCTTTTCAGACGGCCCGGTTCTGACACCCGCCACGTCGGTTTCGACCCGGACGGACACCGGAGCGATGCAGCTGACGATCCAGCTGGACATCCACGGACCGTCCTCCGGAGACAACACGCAAGTCATCACCACGCTGTTCCGCAGTGAGCAGGCTTGCTCGTTCTTTGCGGCCACCGGAAACGCGATGGCTCCGCTCTACCACTCGGACCCCCGGCAGATGCCGTTCACCGACGGAGAGCAGCAGGTCGAGGACCGCTGGAGCATCGACGTGATGCTGCAAGCCAACATCGGCGTCACCACCCCGCAGGACTTCGCGGGAACCGTCGCCGCGGGCGTCGGCAAAGGCAACGCCTAACACCTCTGACGGCCCAAACGCGCCGCCCAATCATACAATTTGGAGACACTACAGATGGCGAGTTCCATTCCGGCGTCCTTTGACGTCAACGTTATCCCGTCGGTGCTCTCGGCAGGCGGCCGCGCTCTCGACCTGATCGCCGTCGCTCTCACGCGGTCGACCCGTGTGCCTGCGGGGGCCGTCTATTCCTTCGCGACGCCCGCTTCGGTCGGTTCCTTCTTCGGGCTGAGCTCGCAGGAATACGCGATCGCCAGCCAGTACTTCCTCGGCTTCACCGGACGGACGGCCGTCCCGGCAAAGATCCTCTTCGCCCAATACAACGCGGCCGCGGTCCCGGCTTACGTTCGCGGCGCATCGGTCGTCTCGCTGTCGGTCGCGGCGCTCCAGGCGTTGACCGGATCGCTGTCCGTGATGATCGACGGCTATGCCTTCTCGGCGGCCAATATCGTCCTGACGGGTGCCACCAGCTTCAGCGCGGCAGCCGCCCTGATCCAGACGGCTCTGAACACCGCTATCCCGGCAGGTGCGACGGCTCTCACCGTGTCCTTCGACAGCGTCTCCGGCGCGTTCACGATCACCAGCGGGACCATTGGCGCGGCCAGCTCCGCGGCTTTCCCCACCGGCACGATCGCGACCGGACTCGGTCTGACCTCGGCTGTCGGCGCGGTGACCTCGCAGGGTGCGATCCCGGCCACTCCGACCACGTTCTTCGCGGAGGTGCTCGGCGTCACCCAGGACTTCGCGACCTTCTTCACCTTGTGGGAATCTTCGGTCCCCGAGGCGCAGGTGTTCGATAACTGGAACACGGCCCAGGGCGACCGCTTCCTGTTCATCCACTGGTCGACCGACATCAACAACACCACGTCGTTCCCGACCAACACGCTGGCCTACCTGGTCGGCGCCGAAGGGTCGGACGGCAGCGGCACCCATGTCGTCTACGCCCCGGTCAACGGCGCGCTGGCGGCGGCG